GCTCTTCCGATCTGGTTAGTTCTAGGCTCGTCTTTCAGCTAGCGACAGAAGCTGACCATATTACCATGGCATGATGGGATGCGCACCCTTTCCATTCATATATGTAGAGAAATCGCAATTTCGCTTGCTTTGATGTAATCTTTTGTTAATCGGCCTTGTTTCGTCTTGCCGGAAATTACACAGGCAAAGCTTGCAGAAATTTTAGGCGTAAGCCGTCCTTACATCAGTCAGCTCAAGTCAAGGGGCAGGTTTGAGGGCACCTACAAGAAAAAAGGTGGGACGTTTCTTTACGATCAAGAAGCAGCTATCGCAGCTTATAACGGCGAAATCAATGAGTTTACTACGAGGGTTGCAGGTTCAGAACAAGAGATTCCTAGCTTTAACGAGTCTCGTGCGAAGTCTGAGCATTTTCGCGCGGAACTAGCCCGCCTCGACTTAGAGATAAAAGAGGAAAAGCTTTGCGAGGCCGACAAGGTAAAACGCGAAGCCTTCTCAATGGCGCGTTCTGTTCGCGATGCGTTGAACAGTATTCCCGATCGTGTCGCCAATCAATTTGCAGCAGAAACAGACCCAGTGGTAATTCATCAAGCCTTGTCTGAGGAGTTGCGCAAGGCCTTGGAGCGTTTGACCGATGGATGATGGAACAAGGTTGTATCGGCAGGCGTTCCTTGACGGGTTAAAGCCTGACCCTGATCTGACGGTTTCGGAGTGGGCTGATAGGTACAGGATGTTGAGTAGCAAGGCTTCATCAGAGCCAGGACCGTGGCGAACTGATCGCACCCCATATCTACGGGAGATCATGGATTGCATGTCGTCCAGCAGCTCTGTGCAAAAAGTTGTATTCATGGCTGGTGCTCAACTCGGAAAAACGGAGGGGATCAATAACGTCGTGGGGTACATGATTGCCCACGCTCCAGGACCAGCCATGTTTGTCCAGCCGACGATTGAAATGGCGAAACGGTTGAGTAAACAGCGCCTTGATTCGTTGATTCATGAGACTCCTTGCTTGGCCGAAAAGGTTGCTCCAGCGAGAAGTAGAGACTCGGGGAACACTATGTTTTCAAAAGAATTTCCAGGAGGCATCTTGTTGCTAACCGGTGCAAATTCAGCTACTGGCTTGAGATCTGCGCCGTGTCGCTGGGTGCTACTGGATGAAGTTGATGCTTTTCCGTCAGATGTTGATGGGGAAGGTGATCCTTGCGCACTAGCTGAACGCCGTGCATCTACCTTCTCGCGTAGAAAGATCATCCTCACCTCGACGCCCACTGTCAAGGATATGAGTCGAATCGAGACTGAGTATTTGGCGTCAGATCAGCGCCGCTATTTTGTCCCTTGTCCGCATTGTGGCCACATGCAATGGCTGCAATGGAAGAACATTCAATGGCGAGATTCTGACCCTAAGACTGCAGCGTATGTTTGCGAATCATGCGGCACGCATATTGAAGAGTATTACAAAAGCGAAATGCTAAGAAAGGGCGAATGGAGAGGAACATCTACTTCTGAAGATCCGCGCACTGTTGGTTTTCATCTGTCCAGCTTGTATTCGCCTCTGGGTTGGAAGAGTTGGCAGGAAATTGTCACTGAATTTTTACGTGCGAAAAACGACGCTCCCCTGTTAAAAACTTTTGTCAACACTGTGCTTGGCGAGACGTGGGAAGAGGAGGTTGGCGCAAAGCTGGGCGCTGATGGGTTGCGCGAACGAGCTGAGTTTTACCCTGCCGGTGAAGTACCAGAAAAGGCTTCAATCCTTACAGCTGGTGTTGACGTTCAAGATAATCGAGTAGCAATCAGCCTGTATGCGTGGACTGAAGGAGAAGAATGCTGGTTGATATCTCACGCTGAGATTTACGGAGACCCTGCTAATACAAAGCTATGGGATCAAGTCGATGACGTTATTACTCGGACATATCCGACCGCCAACGGTAAGCAGATGAAAGTATCCGCAATAGGAGTTGACTCTGGAGGCCACTACACGTCAGAGGTTTACGCTTATTGCCGTCAGCGCCAGCGGTTAAATGTTTTTGCGTTGAAAGGGCAATCGCAGCGCAATAAACCTGCAATTGGCAAGCCAAGCAAAGTTGACATCAACTACAAAGGGCAAGTGCTTAAGAATTCAGCGCAGGTGTTCCCTGTTGGCGTAGACACGATTAAAAGCACGTTGTTTGGGCGCTTGAAGCACAATGAAGAAGGCCCTGGCTATATCCACTTCCATGCGGAGGCTGGTGCAGAGTATTTCAAGCAACTTACTTCTGAACGCCAAGTCGTCCGTTATGTCAAAGGCTTTGCTGTGCGGGAATGGAAGAAGAAGGCTGGTGATCGAAATGAGGCGCTTGACTGCTTTGTTTATTCCTATGCAGCTTTAAATTTCTTGTATATGCGCTTCAACCGGCACACTATTTTTGAACAATTTAAGAACAATATCGGCAAGGACGATAAGGTTGAACGTAAGCCCTCGGAACCGTTAGAATCGGAACGCCAGCCATTGCGCAATCGACGCAGGTCGCGGCCCCAGCAATCTTTTGTAACGAACTGGTGACGATTCGCGTTCCCGATACGATTTTCGCAGGTGACACCGTCATCTTTGACGTGCCTGCCTTTACCGATTCGGTAGGCAATCAGATTGATAGCGGCACTTATACGCTTGTTTGGTACGCCCGCACGAATATCGCCTCAGAAGGTGCCAGCGTCACTGGGGTCGTTGAATCGGACGGCTGGCGCGTCACTATTCCTTCAAGCACTAGCGGAGCGTTTGACGCAGGGCTCTGGACATGGCAAGCCGTCGCAACCTCTGGAGCACTGCAGCACACTGCTGGTAGAGGTCAGTTCACTGTTAAGGCGACTCTTGAATATTCAGGAACGCCGGGTGCCTTTGATGATCGTTCCCGAGCACAAATTGATCTTGATTACGTTGAGGCTGCGATCCGTACACTCGCGCAAGGTGGGGCCGTTCAGGAATACACCATCGGCGGGAGAAGCTTAAAGCGTTACAAGATGGCAGAATTGCTGCAGTTACGAGATGCCTTGAAGTCTGAAGTAGATCGCGAACGTCGCGCCGAAAAAGTCAAGCAAGGTCTCGGTAATCCTGGTGTTACCCGCGTGAGGTTTATCTGATATGTGGCCTTTTACACGACGCCGCAAGCCACTTCGCCGCAATTATGGGGGCGCACAAGTTAATCGCCTCACGAATGATTGGGTCAGTCAAGGGACTAGCGCAGATTCTGAGATCAAGAACAGTATTCGGATTCTTCGGAACCGTGCTCGTGCTCTTGTACGCGATTCAGATTTCGCCAAGTCTGCGCTGCGGGCGGTTAAGAATAATGTCGTCGGCCAGGGTATCAAGCATCAGGCACAAGTCCGAATGATTCGTGGCGGACGCCTCGACGAACGCTTAAACACACTGATTGAGTACGAATTTAAGAAGTGGGGTAAGGCTAATAACTGCCATGCCGGTGGAACATTGACATGGGTTCAGATTCAACAGTTATGCATCAATAGCATGATTGAGTCTGGCGAAGTATTCGTCCGGCTTGTTAAGCAGCAATTCGGCACTAGCGGCGTCCCTCTTGGCCTGGAAGTCATTGAATCCGACCTTCTCGACGATGATTACACCGGCTTTGAGGTAAATGGCAACCGCGTCAGGATGGGCGTTGAGTTAGACGAATGGGGCCGCCCTGTTGCTTATCACTTCCTGAACTATCACCCAGGCGATTATCAGTTCAGCTATAGCGAAATTGCAAAGAAGCGTCGCACACGCATCCCTGCTGAAGAGATTATTCATCTTTACAGCATTGACCGCCCAGGCCAGACACGAGGTGTTACCGCATTTGCTTCGGCAATTATGCGTCTGAATAACCTCAAAGGATTTGAAGAAGCTGAGATCATCGCTGCTCGCGCAAGTTCGGCAATGATGGGTTTCGTTCGCACTCCTGATCAAGAGCTATTTGAGGATGGCACGTTTGAAGATCAGTCGGTGCTCGATTTCTCTCCTGGCAGCATTCGTCGTCTTGCTCCAGGTGAAGAGATGCAATTCTTCTCACCTACGCGCCCAGATGATGCTTTCACGCCATTTGTTGCACAGATGTTGCGTGCCGTAGCTGCTGGCGTTGGTTGTTCTTACACGCAAGTGAGTTCCGACTTTTCTCAAAGCAACTACAGCTCTTCTCGTCTTGAGTTGATCGAAACTCGCGCTCATTACAGGACTTTGCAGCAGTACATGATCGACACGCTTTGTCAGCCTGTTTATGAGAAGTGGATCGAGATGGCAGTGATGTCAGGTGTCATGAGGATGCCTGCATTTGACATGGATCCTGATCGATATTTTGAGTCAAAGTGGATTGCTCCTGCTGCTCAATTTGTTGATCCGCAAAAAGAGGCAGAAGCTTATAAGTCATTGGTTCGATCTGGCGTTATGACTCTTTCTCAAGTCATCGCATTACATGGCGGCGATTTTGAAGAGGTGATGCGCCAACGAGCCCATGAACTTGCCACAATGGACGATCTTGGCATTGTTTTGGATTCTGACCCTAGTGCAGTTGACAAGGCAGGCCAATCACAAAACCCACCGGTTGAAGAGACGCCTCACCCTGAAATCCATGAGGAGGAAAGCTAATGGCTAACGTCAACGGCACCGTGATCAACCTGATGCCTAACGAAGGCATGCGTGAAGAGGCCAAGCGTTATCGGGAATGGAAAGGTGAAGGTGAAGACGGTGGCACTGATGTTGCTCGCACTCGCGCTACTCAAATCCTTTCCGGTAATGAACTAAGTGCTGACACTGTTATCACAATGGCTGCATGGTTTGCACGCCATGAAGTTGACAAGCAAGGCGAAGGATTTAGCCCTGGTGAGGATGGTTACCCTAGCAATGGTCGCGTAGCATGGGCAGCATGGGGTGGTGATGCCGGACAATCTTGGAGCACTATGAAGTCTGAAACTATCAAAAAAGCACAAGATCGTGCTCTTGAAGAGATTGCAGCTGAAGAAGCTGTGATGACGGAAGCATTACGAGCAGAGCCCGATGCTCTCAAAGTTGGTGATTTTGTTAGCTGGAATTCTTCAGGTGGCCGTGCTCGCGGACGAATCACTCGTGTGGTCAAAGACGGAACGATCGATGTACCTGATTCTTCTTTCACTATCACTGGGACTAGCGATGATCCTGCAGCGTTAATCACTGTTTATCGTGATGGCGAAGAAAGCGATACAAAAGTTGGGCATAAGTTCAGCACGCTGACAAAAATTGAGCCAATCCGAATGTTTGAGGGTTCATCTTTTAAGCGTGCAGAAAGTACAGAGTTTGCAGAAGCTGAAGGTCGCACTCTTGAGTTTCCCTTTGCGTCTGAAATGCCAGTCGAGCGTTATTTCGGGCTTGAAGTTCTGAGTATGGACGAGAAAGCGATGGATCTATCTCGTTTGAATGATGGCGCACCGCTTCTTTATCAACACGATGCAGACAGGATTGTTGGCGTTGTTGAACGTGCATACATCAAAGACAAGCGCGGTTACGCCAAGGTGAAGCTTGCAAATAATGAGCTTGGCCGTGAAATGCAAGATTTGGTCAAAGATGGAATTATCAGAAACGTAAGTTTTGGCTACAGAATTAACGATATGGAAGAAGATAAAAGCACAAAACCTGTCACCTATCGGGCCACCTCTTTCCAACCTTTTGAGATTTCGCTGGTGACCGTGCCAGCGGATCAAACTGTTGGCATAGGTCGTGCTTTCACTCAAAATGAAGGCATGTCTACGGCCTCAGCCGTAACAAGTTCACCCACTATCTCCAACATGGAAGAACAAACTCCAAACCTGGAGCTTCTTCGTGCTGAGGCGTCAGACGCCAAGGCAAAGGAAGCCGCAGAAATGCTTGCTCTTGGTAAGCGCACTCAAAACGTTGATTTGGCTCAAGATTTCGTAATGAATTCTCGGTCACTCGACGAACTCCGTTCCGCTCTCATCGAAAAAATGGGTTCTCAAGTTAAGCCCGTTGATAGCACTGCTGGAGAGATTGGCCTTTCTGAAAAGGAAACGCGCTCATTCTCTTGGTTGCGTGCAATCAACTATCTCTCCAATCCTGCTGACCGCGCTGCTCGTGAAGCTGCTGGTTTTGAGATTGAAGCATCTGACGCTGCTGCTGCAAAGCTTGGCCGTCAGTCACGCGGTATCACCATTCCTCAGGACATCCTGAGCCGCGACCTGGCAACTAGTCCTGCTTCTGCTGGCGGCAACCTTGTTGCTACTGACTTGCTGGCTGGTTCCTTCATCGACCTGCTTCGTAACGCTTCTGCTCTTGACCGTGCTGGCGCAACTGTGCTGACCGGCCTGACAGGCAACGTTGCAATTCCTCGTCAATCTGGCGCTGCTACCGCTTACTGGGTTGCTGAGTCTGGCGCTCCTTCCGAGTCTCAACAGACTTTGGATCAGGTGACGATGATGCCTCGCACTGTCGCTGCTTACACCGATTACAGCCGTCGCCTGCTGATTCAATCCAGCGTTGACGTTGAGAACATGGTCCGCAGTGACCTTGCTCGTGTATTGGCTCTCAAGATTGACCTTGCTGGCCTTTATGGCACCGGCACCAACAGTGAGCCTCTTGGCCTGAAGAACACTACCGGCATCGGTACTGAAGATTTTGCTGCTAACACCCCCACATTTGCTGAGGTTGTTGCACTCGAGTCTGACGTTGCCGGAGCTAACGCTCTTCTTGGCAACCCTGTGTATCTGATGAACGCTGCAATGCGTGGCGCTCTGAAGACTGCAGTTAAAGACACCGGCTCAGGTCAATTCGTTTACGAGAACAACGAAGTCAACGGCTATCGCGGTGAAGTCAGCAACCAAGTGGCTGCTAATGATCTGTGGTTCGGTAACTTCGCTGATCTTTTGATCGGTTACTTCTCCGGTCTGGATCTCATGGTTGATCCTTATAGCAACAGCACAAGCGGCACCGTTCGTGTTGTAGCAATGCAGGACGTGGATATGGCCGTGCGTCATCCCGAGTCCTTCTCACGCGGTAACAACACTCTCTGATAAATGAAGATCCGTATCCTGAAGCAAACAATGCTTGGGGCGACGGTAGTCAAGGTGGGGGATGTCGTTGAGGCTCCCCTCCCTGACGCTCAATTTCTGATTGGTATTGCAAAAGCCGAACAGTACGTTGAGACTTCTTCTATTAGGGAAGAATCTATCGCTGAACCCGAAGCACTTTCCTGTCCACCTGTAAAACCTTCTTCCAAACGGAGAAAGAACAATGTTGCAAAACCTAGGCTCTAAGAGCTATCAGTTAGCAGTTCGCCCTAACGCGCTTTCTGCTACCACAGGTGTTGGCGATGCCATCGACCTCAATGACTACGAAGGCGATATCGTCTTCTTACTTGACGCTTCTGCCGGTGGTGCCAGCGTCACTTATGCAGTGAAAATCACTGAATCAGACACTTCTGGTGGTTCTTACACCGATGTTTCTGGCGGTGGCTTTACTACTAGTGCTGCTAACACTGCTGTACAGGAGAAGATTTACGTCAACTCCAACGATCTGAAGCGGTACGTCAAGGCTAGTGTCACCGTTGCTGGTGGTACTGGAACTGGCTTCGTCTCTGTCGTGGCCCTGGCCGCTAAGAAGTACGACTGATCATGAGTCTCCAAGATACCTTCGCTTTCCTGAATACAGACGAGTTTGGCGTTACTTGCCAGATTGGTGCTGGTGACGATTTCGTTGGTATTTTGGATTCCCCGATGGATGTAATCGCGGGTGGGATGGCATTAAGTCGGGAGTATTTGCTTACTGCAAAAACCTCTGATGTAAGTGCCCTTACCCGTGGTTCTTCTATTACTGTCGCTTCTGCGACTTATACCGTCAGGGAAAATCGCCCTGTTGATGACGGTTTATTTTCTGAATTGTTATTGACGAAAGACTGATGGCCATCTCGAAGTACCACAAGCGAGCTGACTGGGCATTGGTTGACCCAGTGTTGCAAGCTGGAGAGACTGGTATTGAGTCTGACACTAAATACGAAAAGATTGGCAACGGCAGGGATCCGTGGTCAAAACTTCAATATTTTGGCAGCCCTGGGTATTGGGCTGAATTTACTGATGCAAGCGATCAGACAGCTGTTGCAAATACTCCCACTGCAGTAACTTTTGACAATTCTGACCCGACAGCGAATCATGGGGTCAGGCTTGATAACAGTTCAAAGCTGGTAGTTGAATATCCCGGCATTTATGTTTTTGAATTTGTCATGCATCTAAAAAACAATGATAATGACATTCATAATGTTTTCTTTTGGTTGAGAAAAAACAATAGCGGCAGTGCTGGAGACGTACCTTCAACAACTTTGGGGTTAAGCGTAACTGAAAGACAAGGCGGCACTCCGGGTCATATGTTTGCAGTGCTAGATCACAGTTTGCATCTTGTTGCGGAGGATTACATTGAGTTGATATGGGCGACAAGTCATGCAGATGTTTCCATACAATCAGCGCCTGCGATAACAAGTCCATACACGCGACCTGCAGCCCCTAGCGCGGTTTGCAATGTATTCCAAGTCTCTGCTGCTTAATTATGGCTGACACCAGGCGCGAATTGATCCTAGCTCGCATCAAGACGAATCTTGATCCAATTAGTGGCGCAACAGTTTATCGAAGCCGTGTAGAGCCTTTAGCGAGAGGAGAGGTGCCAGCTGTTATCGTCGAGCCTGTATCCGATCAACCTTCTGAACAATTTAGTAGCACCTTGCAATGGACCTTACGGGTAAGGGTTACGGTACTTGTTCGCGCTAACATCCCTGATGACGTTTCAGACACATATTCACAGCAAGTGCATAGCTTGATAATGGCTGACACAAGCGTTAATGGATATGCCTTGGATATTGATCCTGACCGCGTCGAATTCAGCCTTTATGAGGCAGACGTCCCTTTAGGGGTCATCAGCATGGATTACTTAATCAAATACAGATCAAACCGTGTCAACCTTACGTCACCCTGATCTTTGCTAAAGAGTCTGCCTAGACTAAACTGATGCAATAGGTTTCGCCCTCTATCGAGGTTTCTTATGGCCAAGTTAGCCCGTGTGAGGTCGATCCTCGCAAAAACAGAAAGTAGTTATGGGTCTGACAGTAGCCCTACAGGTTCGTCTGACGCGATTCAAGTTTCTGCTCTTGAAATCAGTCCTGTTGAATCCGACGTGCTTTCGCGTGAGTTAATTCGCAGCTATCTAGGGAACAGCCCTCAGCTAATTGCCAACACTCGGGTCGGCGTAACGTTTTCCGTTGAATATGCAGGATCTGGAGCGGCTGGGACAGCTCCTAAGTACGGGCCTTTGCTTGAGGCTTGTGGCTTCAGCGAAACAATTGTGGCATCTACTAGCGTTACCTATGCTCCTATCTCGACTTCTTTTGAGTCGGTAACAATGTATATCGACTATGACGGAGTTCGTCACATAGTTACAGGCGCTCGCGGCACGTTCGCTCTTAGCCTTACTGCTAATCAAATCCCAGTCATTAACTTCACGTTGACCGGCCAATACAACGCTCCTACTGACACGGCTTCCCCAACCCTTACGTTTAGCGATCAAGCCGACCCTAAGATCTTCAACGATACGAACACAACGGCTTTTACTATCTATTCAGAGACTGGCCTTGCACTTCAGTCAGCCGAAATCGACCTTGGCAACGAAGTTGTTTACCGAGAGCTGGTGAATTCAAGCAAAGAAGTTTTGATTACTAACAGAGCTGCAACGGCAAACTTTGTAATTGAGTGCCCTACTCTTGCTACGGCTGACTTCTTTGCTCTGTCGGTTGCAGGTACTTCCGGGAACTTGAGCATTGTTCACGGCACAGCCGCTGGAAACATCATTACGCTGGCATCTCCTGCTTCAGGTCTTTCGCTTGGGAACCCCACCTATTCCGAGGACCAAGGTATTGTGATGCTGAACCTTCCTACTACGATGGTTCCAAGTTCATCAGGTAACGATGAACTCACACTTGCATACACCTAATCCGCATGGCTTTTGTCCTTAAAAAGGTTTCTTCTTATAAGTGGCCTGTTTCTGTCGATATTCCAGTTGACGGCGGCAAGTTCAAAAAAGAAACCTTTACGGCAATCTTTAAAAAGATGAGTCGCTCATCCTTCAACGATTTAATTGATCAAGGTGATGACGCTTTGGTCAGTGAGATCATCGAGGGATGGGAGGGCATCAAGGATGAGCTTGGAGATGAAGTGGAGTACAGCGAATCAACCAAGGTTGAATTGTTTGATGATCCGTATGTCTTGCGTGCTGTAATCACTGCTTACACCGATAGCCTTACAGGAGCGCAAGCAAAAAACTAGAAGCCGCTGCCCAGCATTGGTGCGAAGGTGGCGGAGTCTTTGAGGAAAGCGCAAGCGAATTGATGGACAAGGGCATGGATCCTGGCGAAATCAACGCAATGCGTAAAGCGCGTAAGGCTGCAGATTTTGAAGTTTGGGAAGAGAACTGGGATACCGTCCTAATGTTCTTAAGGCTTCAAACGCAGTGGAACGCAAGTATGGGCGGAGTCACTGGATTGAACTACTCATCGGTTGAGTACCTCGGTAGACTGTACCCAGTGAAAGATCCTGTCGCTTTGTTTGAGGGCTTGCAAGTGATGGAAATCAAAGCCCTGACTTGCCTTAACAAGAAGAGCTCCTGATGGCAAACGTCACAACCGAACTAAAGGTACTTGTCAAAGCCGTAGGCAAAGGCGAGCTGA